TTAATGAACAAGATGTTAATCCTTATGGGGTTTTGCCAGTCACTTTCTGCAATAGATACCAACCGATAAGAGATTATCATTCGGTGGCAAATGCGATGGATGTTGCTCAAGTGGATCTGGCAGTAAATGTAGCACAGATAGAATTACAACTAGCGATACGCTATTCTGCCCTTGGAATTAAATTCATTACTGGAGTTGACGATGCAAGTCGTATTGAGATTGGTACGGACAAGGTTCTTTATTTACCAGAAGGCGCTAATTTTGGAGTGACCAATTCAGGTGGTAGTTTACAAGAAATCATTGATTCCACAAGATTTTTAGTTGAATCAACTTTAAACAATAACCACATTCGTGCAAAGTACGCCAGGGATGATGCAGGGAATGCTCCTTCTGCCGCAAGTCTTTCAATTCTTGAAATGGAAGCAAGGGATATCACCACAGGAGAGAAGGAAGACACCTGGAGACCTTGGGAACAAAGAAGATACAAGGTTGATAAGGCAATTCTTGAGGTTGAGATGGGTCTAAGGCTTCCTGATGAATATTCAGTTGATTTTCTTGAACCTAACTATGCATTGACACCAGATACGGAGATTGCCTTATGGACCTGGAGATTTGAACAAGGACTGGCGAGTAAGCAAGATTATTTTGATTATATGAATCCCGATGCATCTCCAGAACAGAGAGCAGAGTTTGAAGCACAGCAACAACAAGCAGATAACGAGGAACAAGCACCACAAAATCGTCTACTGGCTCGTTTAGAGGGTTAGATAGATGGAACAGATCATCGACCAAGCGGTTGCTGATTACCTATCACAACTAGAACTATCTCAGGAAGAATTCTACAAGGATGTAGAAGAACTTCAGAATGAGGGTTTATCCAAAGAAGAGATACTAGCAATCATTGCAGGACTTTCATTGGTAGATTACTGGATCCAAGATCTTTTGATGCAGAGTGCGATAGATTCATATTTGAATGCAACAGGATTTATGTTAGATGACATGGTCAAGTTTGGAAAGATAAGTGAAATAGAGTTACTGGCATTTAGGAAAGTGCAGGAATCATCGATAATCGCTTATAGCACTAGACTTGGTGAAGAGGTCAGGCTTGGATTGACAGAAGGATTATCTCAAGGGTTAAAAGGAAATGCATTAAAAGAAAGGATTGCTACTAAGATATCACTCACGCCTAGAAGGGTTGAAAGTGTTGTTGCAACTGCATTATCTACTTACAACCGTAGCATTCTAATGGTTATGGCTGATGATCTACCCAGGGATGAATTGTGGTATTATCACGGACCATTGGATGAGAAGACAAGGCCTATATGTAGGGTAATGTTGAGTGAGGGTGGATTGACCCAAGATCAGGTGGAATCAAACTTCCCTGGTGCTTTGGTAGATGGTGGTGGATTCAATTGCAGACATAGATGGATGCCACAAAGGTCAGACCCAAGGATGTCCTCAAAGGCAAGTTCTCAGATAGCAGAGAACCCAAAGAAGTTCAAGAAAGCAAAGACCCTATTGGAGTATAGTCGTGGAATTTAAACTACCAAAATTAGAGGAAATCATAAAGTTTAGTACTGGATTCCTCACAAGTCTTACTATAAAAGCAAGGGTAATGCACCTGGATATAATAAAACACAAGATGAGAAGTCCTGATGGAAGAAAGTTTCCAAAATTGACCACTAAGTATGCAAAGCAAAAACAAAAAAAACATGGGAATTCTAATCCTAATTTATTTGCTACTGGCTTGATGTTTAAACAGATAGAGCCTAAAAAACCAAAGCGTTCAAGGTGGGATAAGGATGTAACACTATCGTATGGTGTTAAAGATGGTGCTATGCACCCAAGGAATAAAGGGGACCAGATAAGCACAGCAGATCTTTTGACGTTCCACGCGGAAGCTGTTCCACCAAACAAATTTAGACCAATTACAGGAAAGGCTGGATCAACAGGTTTTTCTCAACAAAAAGCAATACATAATGAAACAAGAGATATGCTTGTTAAGGATCTTGTAAACCAATTGTCTAAAAACATAGAAAGGGCATTACGCCCTTACTCAACAAAAATAGACCTATAAAGGAGGACAGAATGTCCGAAGAAACAACCGTACAAACGGAAGCACCGCAGATAGCGGAAGGAACTCGATCACCTGTAGAACCAAAAGTATCGACAGAGGTGGCTCCTGAAAGCCAAGACCAAGACATAGATTTGCCCGACTATGGTGCATTGGTGCAAGAAAGCAAAAAGTATCGTGCTAGGGCTCAGCAAAGTGAGTCTGAACTTGCTAAGTTACAAAAGCAAATTGATGCCGACCGTCAGAAGCAGATGGAAGAACAAAATGAATGGCAACAGTTAGCAGAGGAACGAGCTTTAAAGATCTCTGAACTTGAACCCATAGTGGAACAGGCTCAGCGTGATGAAGCACAAATAAGAGATCAGATCCTTGCTGATTTTAGTGAAGAGGATAAGGAGACATTTGGTGACCTACCGTTATCAAAACTTCGAGCCTTACATAGTAAATTAAATTCAAACAACCCTCGCCTTGCGATTGCTAATAATCCCGCTGTTCCTGCGAATGAAGTTCCTGAAGATTGGACAAAGATGGACAGGAAAGACAGAGCTAAACATTGGGATAAGATAGTGGCATCGTACAGGCGTACACCTTCTTAAAGGAGAATAACAAATGGCTTATACCGCCTTTAGTGGTGATACTACCAGAGGAACACAGCTGGATGTCTTTATTCCAGAACTGTGGGCTGATGGCGTTTATCGCTACTTTGAAAAAAACCTAGTTCTTAAACCATTCTTTGACGATTACTCAAGTTTGGTCCGAGGGGCAGGCGATGTCCTGCACATACCCACGATTCAAGAAGTGTCTACTGATGACAAAGCAGTGAACACTGGTGTGGCTTATAGTGTAGCAACTGAAACCGACATTGATCTTGCAATTGATCAACACAAATACGCAGCAAAGCTATTTGAGGACCTTGCAATGATTCAATCCAACGAGCAATTGTTTGACAAGTATGCTGCATCAATGGCGTATGGACTTGCAAAAGCTGTCGATACCAAGATAGAAGCATTGCTTCAGACATTGGGTACAACTCAAACATTGGCAGCGGACAATACTATGTCCAACGCAGATGTTGAGACTGCTCTTGGAACTTTGATGAGTAACGACATCCCAGCAGACGAATGTGCATTCTTCGTGAATCCACTTATCTATGCTGATCTGTTGAACTCTAAGGCATTCGTCACCAATAATTCTGGTGCTGGTGTTGGTTTTGGTAATGACAATGCAGTAATGCAAACTGGTGAAGTAGGAAGATTGTTTGGCATCCCAGTGATGACATCTAGTTTGATTCCGACTACAACTTCAACTGGAATTGAAGCAGCATACCTGGTCCACAAATCAGCGATAGCTGTGGCAGTTCAACAAGATATTCGAGTTCAGTCCGAATACTCAGTTGACTATTTGGGAACCAAGGTCGTAGCTGACATCATTTATGGTGCAGTTATTACTACAAGTAACCATGTCAAAGGAATCGAATTCCTTAATCCGTAAACCTTGTTAAAATATCTATCCTGGGCGGTGTTGTCATCGTCCAGGGTATTTATAGGAGATATTATGATAGTATTAAGAAAAGGAAACCATTACGAACATACTGAATCACGAGAAGTGGCTCAAGCGAAGGTCAATGATGGTTTTGAAGTGGTAAAGAATTCATATGGCGGTCCAAAGATCGTCAAAGAAGAAGTAAAGAAGGCAACACCAAAGAAAAAGTTATTTAAAAAGAAATAATACTTTTTAAGGGCTCGTTCATGGTTGTGCCACAACCTTAGAGATTAGGAGAATCAATGGCAACATCAAATCTACATAGATACACCGAACAAGAAGCATCCAACCGATTAGGTGGCGGTGGCTATGATTACGTCACAAACGCCACAGTTAATTCACACACATATGTCGCAATTCAAGCATTATCAGTTGATTGTGTGGTCACAGCGGCCACTTCAGTTGATACAGATATTTGGGATTCACTTTCATCAGTCACCTTATTAGCTGGTCAAACCATTTATGGTGAGTGGTCATCTGTCCAGATAGCCAGTGGTGATTTTGCAATCGTTTACAGGAAATCGAGTTAACTATGAGCAAACTACACAAAAGATCAGTCCAGGAAGCCTTAAATGCAACCGTAGGTGGCGAGTGGAGTGTTAATTCAGCTGGAACGGCTGGTTCATCTGCCAATGTAAATAATTCAATTCATTTAGCACTAGCAACAATGACATCAACGCTTGGGGTTTACAGCGCAGTAGAGATTTACTTTAATTTTGCAACATCGGCTACAGATGTAAATGCATCCAACGATATGGTTATTCCAAAAAATACGATGATCTATCTAACCGTACCTCGTGGCCTTGGTAATACAGTATACTTTAATTACAACTCAACGAGCACTACTACTGGTGCTGTAAGAACGGTGGAGGTCTAGGATGTTTAGTCCAATGGGGCAAACCAATCCCGAAGACCTGGGTAATGGGGGAACCATAGATGGTGACTTGACTATATCGGGAGATTTAACTGTTTCAGGCGGTGGCTCATTATCATTTGATGAAATCATAGAAGGTACTCAGGTTATAG